CCGTGAGACCGCCGAGGGCAACTACGTCACGTCAGCCGGTTCGACGGTCTTCACGGGGATGGAGGACTTCGCCGGTGGCTTGGTCACGGTACGGCGCATCCTGACGGGCGTGGTCAGCTCGACTACGGTCAGCACGGATCTGGTCTATATGTTCGGCCGGATTACCGGCACGCGCTACAACGAGGACTACTTCGAGCTTGACTGCGTGACGGACGTGAACCTCGCGCCGGTGCTCAGCAATCGCCGCGTTGGGACAAAATGCGCGTGGGTATTCAAGGGGACGGAATGCGGTTACTCAGGCGGCCTGACGACGTGCAATAAGCTCTACACGGATTCGGGCGGGTGCAGTGGGCGGAGCAACCAGCATCGCTTCGGCGGCTTTCCGGTGCGCGATTCAGCGGCGGCAATAGGCAAGGTTACAGGCCTCGGCTCAGCGGCGACCTACCAGCTCATTCAGGCCGGCTCGACGTACCAAGAGCAGCGGATGATTACCGCCTTCGATGATAGCTTTGGTGTCACCGATGACTCCGGCAATGACCGGACGGTAGTGTCAGCGATCACGCCGGATTGGATCAACGTGCAGTCCACGACCTACAAGGCAGCTGGCGTTGATACCACGACGACAGGCAGCATCACATCAGGCACGGCATCGTTGACGGTTGCCAGCGCGTCATCGTGGAAGGTGGGTCAAGGCATTCGCATAGCGGGAGCGGGAGCGGCTGGCGCGGCACTAACCACGACCATCAGCGCGATATCAGGCACTACGTTTACTCTGGCAACGAACGCATCGACGACCGTAAGCAGTGCCTCCGTCGTACACGATGACACGACTGCATTGCAGACAGCCATCAATGACGGCATCACCAATGCCCGACCGATCTACATACCGAAGGGCACCTACCGAGTGACGGGCTTGTCGGTGCCGGGTGGAGCAACGATCATCGGCGACGGGCCGCAGCTCACGGTTATCAAGTCTGTCACTAACGCGGTCATCCTGAATTGTCCACGTGCTACCAATGACGCCGGCCCTTACGCATATCAGGGCGCTCGCATTGAGCGAATAGGCGTACTCGGATCAGTGACGGCTGGCAGTTCGCAGATCGGCATTAAATGCGATGATCCGGTATATGCGCTTGGGCATTACCTTGATGATGTGCGCATTAGCGACTGCGGTAGCCACGGGCTCTATATCGGCAACTCGTTTAGTAGTCACTTCGAAAAGATATACTCGACGAACAGCGAGGGATTCAATTTTAAAATCTACTCGCCAAATATGCCGTGCGTCACCCTTCATCAATGCAACACTGGCACGGTACGCAGCGCCTCGCCGGTCGGCTTTATGATCGTGTCAGGATCGATCCGGCTTGAGAGCTGTAACGGGATTTATGGCGGTGCTGGTACTGATTGGTGGGGTGTGGTTGGAGGCAAAGCGAACCTTTACGGTGAGACCGTCAACTCGACCGCATATGTTCAGTTCGTCAATTGCAATTTTGAATCCAATACCGTTGGTGGCATTCGCTTCCTCAACAACAGTCGCGGCGACTTTGATGGATGTGCTTGGGTTGGCGACGCTTCCGGCAGCGGATCATACAAGGCACTACTCTACGATGTTGACTTGGTTGATCGAGTCTCGACAACAGGATCGATCACAAGCGGCACCAATAGCCTGACGGTGGCATCGGCTAATTCATGGACAGCGGGTCAGGGTATCAAGATTGCAGGAGCGGGTGCGGCTGGAGCGGATCTCTCGACGACGATTAGCAGTATCGCCGGTAATGTCTTTACGCTGGCGGTCAATGCCTCGACGACGGTCAGCGGCGCAGTCGTTACGCATACCGACGACCTGTTCTATCCATGGGAAGGGCCAAAGGGCTTTATTGCCGACAACTGCTTGTTTACGCAAAGCCCCATCACCTATTACGCCAACAGTCAGCCGATTCATATCAGCGCATTCCCGACAACGGGTAACGCCTATCCGCCATTGCAGACGCTCGGGCAGGGGCCAAAGATGAGCGGTGGCACGGGCTTTATTGCCAGCTTCTACAACGACTCAGCCTCGACCACACGGCCGCTGATTCGCGCCGACGCCAACGCAGTCAAGCAGGTCATAACGGCATCGACCACATTTGCCGTTCCCGGTGTGCGATATATCGAGTGCAATCACACGGGCGCAATAACGGTGACGCTACCGTGGGCGGCATCGTATTCAAATATCGGTCAGCCGGTGGTCGTCAAGGACATATCATCCGCCGGTGCTGGCACCAATAATATCACCATCAATTCAGGCGGTGGTGGCACGGTCAACGGATCATCGTATGTGATCAGCCAGAACAAGGGTGCGGTGACGCTGGTGCCGGACGGCTCGAACGATTGGCGCGTCGTGGGAGAGTTTCGATCAGCAAGCGTGGTACCGCTGATCTTCCCTGATGGCTCGACCAGCTCACTCGCCATCCAGCGATCTGGTGACAGCGACACCGGATTATTCATCGACGCAAATGGCTTCTACTTCAGCAAGGATGGCACCGAGTACGCACGCATCGTTGGCAATGACAACCAGTTCAAGGGCGTCGTGCGCATCAAGTCTTCAGGCCTCGGGCAAAGCTACCTGACCGTGGACAACGAGGACTTGTGGATACAGTTCAATAGCACCTTGCGCTGGGTGATGGAGAAGAACGGTCGATTATACCCGGCTGGTCAGAATACTCAGGATCTCGGCTATAGCGGTGGCGGTGAATTGCGAACAGGGTATTTCGGCACGTCGCTGGATCTTGGCCGCTCGAGCAATACGACGGGAACTCTCGTCCTGCGCAATGCGACCAATTCAAACACAACGACCGTACAGGCTGGAGCAGCCGGATCGAATCTGACGTTTACTCTGCCAACTTCGGCGGGTACAAACGGTCAGGCGCTCACGACAAACGGTTCTGGCGTGTTGTCGTTCTCGACAATATCATCTGGTGCTAATACAAGCCTGTCCAATCTCTCGAACCCGACCGCAGTCAATACCGGCTTGATACCAGCCGGCGATAACCTTTACGACCTGGGCTCAAATAGTAATGGATGGGCGAGTGCATTCTTTAAGCGTCGAAATTACATTGGCCAGCATTTGATTGCCGGAGCAGCTACAGCGCCGACCCTGACACGTGGCGCGGGTGCTGGTTCGACGTGGACATCATCGATCACGGGTAATGAGCTATGCGGTTATCTGACTTTCACGACCGGCTCATCGCCGGCAAACAACGAAACGGTTTTTACGATGACCTTCCCAAATATCTTCTTTGGGCCAGCCGCTCAGTCTGCTTATCCAATTGTCAATCTCATTCCGTGTAATGTGAATGCGGCGACGCTTGGTGCAAATAGCCAGCTTTATCCTGATCACGACTCCAAATCGACTACAACGTCAGTCTTCAAGATTCACTCCAACGCGCTGGCAGCTGATACCGAATATCGGTTTTATTATATGGTGATGGGTTACTACTAATGGCATCAGGGAATTACGATGATCGATATCGCGACTATAATCCGCTGGATCCGTTCGGCGATATTGGCGGCATTGGCGGCGGCTTTGGTGGTGGAGGCGGAGGCACTGGCCCCGCTCCTGACCCGATGGGCGATCCTGCGCCTGAAGCCACATTGCAGGAGATGCAGGTTGATGAAGGCGGCACTCTTGCGCTGGCATACGGGCAGCACGTCGTCGCCGGTAACCTGATTGAGTACACGCATTCGTCCGGGCCTCCGCCATCGCTCAAGTTCATTACCGCACTTGGCGAGGGGCCGTGGGAAGGCGTCAACACGTACAGCGCACAGAGCCAGATTTACTACGGTGGCCAGCTGCTCAGCGCGAGCGGATCATCGTCGACCCCGGGCTACAAGTTTCACCCCGGCAGCTACTCGACCGGCACGGGCGATGCCAATCAGGGCACGCCGCAATTCTTTCCGACGTCGCCGACCTACTCCGGCACAGCTTATGTCGAGGTGCTGCTAGATAGCACTCAATCGGTTGAGGAGCGGCCGGACAAATTCAAGGGCGTCTTCAAATGCCTCAAGGTCGCGAACTACAACAGCTCTGGCACCGTCACGGATTCCGGCAGCTACTCCACCAACCCGGCCCGTGTCGCGGCTGATCTGCTCAAGCGTGCCGGCCTGCTCTCGCGAATCGACTGGACAAGCTGGGTGACGTGGCGCGATTACTGCGCGGCATCGATCGCTTGGGGCGCTGGCAATATCACGCGCTTTGAGTGTCACGCGGCATTCACGGCTGGCATCGATATCGTCACGGCGCTATCGGTCGTTTGCCAGACGGCTTGCACCTACTGGCAGGACGACGGGCAGAAGATCGTCTTCCTGCCGGTTCTCGATAATGCCGTCATCGATCCGAACACGACCGCACCTGTGCATACTTTCACGGTCAGCAATGCGCGAAACGTCAGCGTCATCAACAATGATCGGCGTCAGCTGCCGACGGGCTACACGGCGACCTTCCGCGATGTGGATGATGAGTATATGACCGAGGTATCGGTTGAGTACTACGACGCGGATCTCGAAGACCAGATCGGCGCACCAAACCGGGTGGACATCTCACTGCCACCGATGAAGCGAAGTCAGGCGGAGCGCATCTGCCATTACCGCACCGTGCTTGATGGCGTCTGTTCGGTCGGCATTGAGCTGATCGGATATGGTGACTGCTCGCGGGTGCTACCGGGTGACTACATCTCGATTGGCCACGAGCTGGTCAAGTCGTCTGGCACCGACAACTACACGGCGCTGGTCACGGAGGCGGAAGACCTGCCGGATAGCGATGGGCCGGGGTTGCGTCGCATTCAGGCCAAGCTGCTCAAGCGTGCACCGTACAAGGACACGGCGCACACGGATCCGGTTTAAGGGGGATTTATGCCACTCGAAGTCTTGCCATACAAAGCATCAGCCGCCATTCCGGTTCAGTATCAACAGAATGCCGTGGTCGACTTTGCTGACGATCGGACGCGCTATGGTCGCACCAAAGGCAGCCCCTTCTATGTTTTCGATCTGACCTTTGCCAATCGTGAGCCGTCCGAGTTTCACGCATTCCAGGCATTCTGGGAGGCGCATTATCCCGACACCGCCTTTGAGTATACCGAGCCGCTCATCCGTACCATCACGACCGGATCGATCACATCAGGACAGGCCACGCTGACCGTAGCGTCGACCTCGACCTGGGCGGCGAATCAGGGCATACGAGTTACCGGCGCAGGCTCAGCCGGATCGGATCTGGTGACAACTGTGAGCAGTATTGCCGGATCGGTATTGACGCTGGCAGCAAATGCGTCGACAACGGTGACCAGCGCAAAGGTCGGGCGGATCATCAAGATGTCGTGCTATTTTATATCGTCGGTGTCGTATGAGATCGACGCGGCCTGTGCTGTCACATACCGCGTCAGAGTCGAGGGAACTGCTACAAGCTGAGGAGGATCAGAATGGAAGCGATACTGTTTTGGATATGGCTAATGGTGAGCAACCCGCCGGAGTTTCGCGCAAGGATGGCCGGTATGGGTGTGACTGCCGCGTCGACGCCTAACCCGATCGTCAGGACAGTCGAGAAGCAACAGCCACCCCCGCGACCGTGCCGGCCCTGCTAACCGGCAGTCAGTGACGGCGATGATTGGTGACGCTTCCAGGCTGCGTAGACGACCGGGAAGTATTGACCGATCATCGCCTCGATGTGCTCCGCATAGACGCGAATCTCGTACTGCGAATCCGGCGCATTGCGCAGGCTGATGAAGTTGAGCGCCGACCGCAGATTCATCTTGCACCAGAACTCGGTATAGGTCGCCACCGGCAGCACCATCCGCGCCATCTCCCTCGATACGCCAGCCGCCAGCAAAGCGTTGTAGGTATCCCGCGCGTGCACCATCGCCGTTGCGTATAGGTCGTGTAGAGCATTGTCGTGCAGCTCCGATCCGCTACCCTGCTTGTTGCTTGCCGACGATCCGCGGAAAGCTTCAGGCACGTAGAAGCATTCTTTCAGCTCCACATACCGACCGCTGATCTCGTTGTAGCTAGCCATCCGGTGACGCATCCATTGACGCGCCACGAAGATTGGGCACTTGACGACCAGCGCGATCTCCGCCATCTCAAGCGGCGTTTCGTGCCGGTGAGCCATCAGGTAATTGATCAGCCTGGTATCCTGCTCATCGCCCTTGCGGCCGGCCCCGATGCTGACCCGCGCCGCTTCCACGATGGTCCAATCATCGCCGGTCACACCACGCAATGTGATGTGACCTTTGTCGAGTACCTGAACGGGTTCGCCGATTGTATAGGTCATTGATTCCTCCTCATATCCTCATTGGCATTACGACGTAGCGATAATCGAAATCGCCGTCCTCGACCGGCGACATCATTATCTGCGACTGTGCATCCGTGACGGCAATCCGTACCGCTCCCTCCGGCGCGTGCGCGAAGTAGTCGGCCACGTAGGTCACGTTGAGGCCGAGGGTCATTGGTGGCAGGTTCGCGCTCATCTCGACTTCCATCTCGACTTGTCCTTCGCCAATCTCAGCCGTCGCCGCTATGGCCGTCAACAGGTTATCGCGG